CGCTCTCGGGGACTTCCCACAATTTTGTCTCACCCACGGTACTAACAGATTGGAAAGTGCGATTTCTCGTATTTTCGAATCCTCAGACCGTGGGGATGTTTGGATCTCGGGTGACTACTCCGCAGCAACTGATTCATTCTTAATAGAGGGCTCCAAAGCTCTCTTAGAAGGAATCCTGGAATCAATAGATCATGAACCAACGAAACGTTGGGCCATGAAAGAAGTCTCTCCCCATATGATGTACTATCCTAAGAGTTCCGGCCTAAAACCGGCTCTCCAAAGATCAGGACAATTAATGGGATCGTTGCTTTCATTTCCAATTCTCTGTATTATTAACAACTGTACTGCATTATTGAGCGGTCTCAAAGAAGATCAATATTTGATCAACGGTGATGACATTCTAATGCGTACAACCCCGACTACCTATCCTAAGTGGAGAAAGATCGTTGAAGACCTTGGTCTTGATCTATCTCCTGGAAAGAACTATATCCACCCCACGTACGGAACTGTAAATTCACAGCTCATCGTCGATGGCCAAGTGGTTGGTTCAGGAAAACAAGTAGTCCTTGACCGAAGAGCAAATGTTCTTGGTCAGTGTCAAAGAGATTTAGAGTTTTTCATGCCTGAAACTCCTACCGAAGACGTGATAGATCTTTTCAAATCCGTCAACCGTGCAAAACTATCAAGAACAATCCGAAATATCGGTGTTCCAGTTTCTCACGGAGGTTTGAGTTTCTCTTGGGATCCACGACCGAGATCTGAGCAATCCGAAAAAACAGCACGTTTGTGTTATTTTCACGATTTGCTCTCTCGAATCGAACCCAAGAAAGGATGCATTTCAATTCCTTATTTCTCAATTGAGGAAAAGGGTGTGTCCGATGCTAGGGCAGAAGAAATGATTTTTAATGATGCGGTGACTTCAAGAGAATTTCACGAGGATTTTTTAAGTCCTGTAGATCTCACTCGAGTTGCCCGACGCGTCAACGGAAATCAATTTCTTCGGCAGTTAATGTTTCAACAGAAACTAGAAACATTACCTGCATTGCCATACCTTAAAGCTTTTCAAATCCCCTGTACAGATATACGGGTAAGAAGTGAACTTCAGTGTCAGATTGACAAGATGTTCTTCCTCCGGTTCCTACACGGAGGACAAGATTTTAGCTATAAGGTATTCAGAGAAGAATTCATAAGAACCATGACCAATCTCCCATCTGGAGATAATACTAAGAAGACCGTGACCTACATTGTAGATGTTATGGATCTCCAGGTATCTTCAGATTGGCTTTATTATCTAAACCTTAATTTTGATC